CCCCTGTCCCGGTTCAGATAACACACGATCAAATACCGCCCTTCTCTTGTAAGGATCATCTTCTGTACCTGTACCATCTTTCCTATACTCTCCCATCCATTCTTCGGCCTCTTCAGGAGATACTTCGGTATCAGTATTCAGCCATAAATATTCTGCTTGATCGCGGGTTAAACCAAATTGTTCAAGCTCTTCATCAGAGTATTCATTAGGATTTGTTGACCCATCATTTATCCCGTCTATAACACCCGTCCAAGGTACATCTGTATCAGAATCAGTATCGTCAGTTGGTTGTTGGGTATCATCAGTTGGTTGTTGGGCACTATTAGCCTTCATCCTTCTGTTCAAATCATCCAGAATCGTTTGAAGAACCATTTCTCTAGTTAAGACAGAATTAGTTAACGGAGGAAGAAGATCCCACCTTATGTTTCCAAGAGTGCTATGAGTAATACCTGAGTCTGGAAAAGCCCATCCCGTTTCCCCTTTCGTCCTGTCATCTAACCTTTCAGATGCCCAATAAGGCGTATATCCTCCCCCTATCATTGACCAAGCATTAAACATATTGGCTTTATCGTCATAACCCATAACTTCAGCAAACTCTTCATCTGAAAGGCTATCTATGTAATTGAACAGAGTTTGTAATTGTTCTTCTTGAGAAGGTGTTTGGTCAACTTGAGATTGGTCAGCTTGAGATTGGTCAGCTTGAGATTGGTCAGCTTGAGATTGGTCAGCATCCCCATACTCCGATGCCGCTACAGGAGGACTAGTCTCTACTGGGGGTACAGCATCTACATTAAAAGGAATAATCGCGCCATAATGGGGTAGACTTGCAACGTTCCTACCTGTTGTATCAAACCCCCCTTGTGCTCCTGAAGTATTTAAAAGATCTCCTAAATGACTTCCTAAAATATGCCTACCACTACCCGGAGTTAATGAAGTTTCTCCCGCTATAAAGCTTGGATCAGCATTTGTCCAAGCTAAAGCACTGGCAATACCTTCAGACCCCCTTCCCGATACATCCTTACTCCCTTCTCCAAAATTGAAACTTTGGGCTACTGGTGATCCATCATCATTAAATATAAGTTGGGGGCGATTCTGCCAATCAAGTTCAGTAGCACCGGGGAATGTTCGTACAAATAATTCTTGTAGCGTAGCTTCATTTCTGAGATCAACCCCAGCGTTATAGGCTCCTGTTAACGTAGACTGCCAAAGAGACCTATTCATATCGCTTTGTACTGCCCGTGTATCCGTCATTATGTAACCTCCAATATACTAGCCACCACATGAAGTCGGTTGGCTGTAGCTGCAGTTACCTTCAGGATTTCTCCTGCCTGAACTACAAGGGGAGCACTGAGTAATTCTACTGTTGTGTTAGCGGCAACACTTTTTACGTTAAATAAACTAAACACTGCGCTGGAACTATTAGTAAGGGTCACCGTTATCGTATCTGCGTTACCAGAATCTTCAGAGACAAGTATTGATTTAACTATACCTGTGGTTAACGCCGCGCAGGTATACAATACAGTGATACTAGTCCCGGTTAGATCTACTTTAGCGTTAACGTAAGTATTAGCCATTAGCTTATAAACCAATTCATAGCTTCGACTTGATTAATAAGTCTATCGTTACGCAAAGCTTGGTCTACTTGGTTAAAATACAACCGAAGTACATTATTCAAACTATTAAAATAGGCTTGGTTATATTCCGCAGGGGGGAGAGGTAGAGCCGGTGCCCTGAAGGTTACATTATAATCTGTAGTATCTACTGCCACTATCGCCTCCCATCCGCACGAATGTCAATTCTGGGGGAGCCTAATTGCCAGATAACACCTGTATCTGAAGATGCTATCTTTAAGGACATTTGTCTGGCCCTGATTCTTATATCCAAACGATCTGTGTACTTTTCTACAGGAGTCGTCGCTGACCTTGTAATTGCTCCGCTATTACTACCCCCTTCAGAAGTAGGATCACTAATACCTGACCCGGAACTATTGTAAGGGATCAAACTTAGGGTAGCACTGGGGTTATCTGCGGTAGACCCATCAAAAGTAATATCAGGTATAACACGCTTTACAAAACTAAACCTATCTCCATCGTCTATATCAAACTGAGCGGAAGATATGTTGGCAGATATAGCTGCGGGGGTAGTTGTTTCATTATCATCTATACCATTTTCATGCTCTACCAGATTATTATTGTAAGTAGCAGCTAAGGGATAATCCTGTAGTCCTGAATCCAACCATGCGGTTCTGGTTAACGTGCCGTAATACCATATGTCCTGTTGGTAGTTATACACTACATATTTATCAATCGTAGTGCTATCAGCGGAACAGTAGAACCACCATACTTCATGAAAGGATTCTACAGTCCCGGCAAATACCTGATCTATTTGAGTACTATTGATATCGTTAAATACATGCCGCCTGAGATCACACCGTAATTGTTGAATACCCCCATCATATTTATAAAACTTATCCATCCCCATCCAATAGGAAACCCCATCGGCATAACCTACAGCATTTTGTGAGGCAATAGAGATATGCTGCCCAACAAGTTGAGAACTCCAGACGATAGGAGCACCGACATATTGAAGGGCGTATAAAGAAGAATCTGTCCAGATTAATATTTCCTGCCGTGCTTGGCTGGCAGTTATAATAGAACTCCCTTGTGAAAGTCGTAGACTCCCTGCTTGGTTAGTTGCCGCAGGTGTCCAGTTAACGACACTTTCCTGATCTGACCACCGAATAAGAAGAGGGTCTTGTGTAGTAGTGCTTATAGTGTTTGCCCCTAAACAAAACACAAAACGACTAACATCTGAAACAAGTACAACATTTGCTACGGTTGGTACATCAGAAGCCCCACCTAAACTAGATACTAGAACGGCTCTATTACCTGTTCCAGCAGAAGAATCCCAGTAGTACATCCCTCCCCCACGAGGAACAAACACAAGATCTTCACCAAAGGTAGATTGACTCCATAAACGTAAAGCAGCGGCTGAAGAAGCACCTGTGCCCCAAGTACCTCCGCCCCAAGTACCTCCACTCCAACCTATAATAGGTACGGCTGTATCGTAACCAACACTAATTTGATAAGCGCCTACAGTAGAACTACCCCCATTACCACTATCGCTGGCATTTGCAGTTACTGTATCTCCATCTGTATCTTTTGCGGTAATAGTATATACACTTGAACTAGTAACTGAGGCTATTTGATACTCTTGGTTTAATACATCGGCAACGACATTGCCCCCTAAACTAGCTGCACCGGAAAAGGTAACGAAATCGTTTACCAAAGCCTCATGATCTACATCCGTTACTGTAATAGTAGATGAACCATTAGTAGCAGCGAAAGTTACATCCCCTGCAGCGGTGGTAGCCCTGATAGGAGTACCGTCGTAGTAAGCCCCCCCTTGACTTATGTAGAACTTTAAATGTGTGCCTACCCCTAAAAAGTTTGCCCCACTAAGAGTCACCCAATTAAGTAACGACCTACATATCCCTAAGAACGTATCATTTGATATACGTGTCCAACCACCAATACGTTCTGCAAACCCCTGTCTGAACCGCACCTTGTCGCATTCAAACCAAGAATTCTCGTTACTATAACTAGTTTTCTCCCGGTTAACTCCGGGGTTTAGACTTAGTTTCTTTAAGGTCATTTAAACCCTCGCTAAAGATAACGCTCGTTCTTTAAGTCGTTCCGCACGGTGGGGGGTCTGACGCGCCCATCGGGAGTCCAGCATCTGCTCTGCCATTATAGCCCATTCTTGAGCTTCTACGGCAGCATTCATATTCTTAAACTTACCTAATCCCCCCGGCCCAAGTTGGAAACACATGTTCACCAGAATATGCTGGGCTTCTTGAGGTAATTCCTCCCAAGTCGGGTAAATCCTACGGCACCCATCTATAGCTATATGTACATCCTGTTGAAACAATTCGTAACACCGTCCTTCCGATATACATTCTTCTTTAGGTACTTCATCATAGGCATCATACACAGGAAGGTCTATTTCCGGGTCAGA